CAACGAGCTGCATTAAACCACCACCTGTCATTTAGTTCTATACCCTTCTCTTAGAAAAAAATTTGGCGGCGGTGGAGGAAAAAGAAAAAACTGAAAAAGAGAACCGGGAGCTTCTCTTTTTTCCTCATGTAAAAGGAAAACCTAAACCCTCAAAAAGAGTCCATAGTACAGATGAACACTCAGGATCCCTTCTTCAAGATCCGCCCAACAAAGCGGAGTAACCCTGAATCAAGGACAACCCTCGACAGCATCCATAAAAGTCATCTAGAAAAGCTTGTAGATGAGAATAAATCAGCTGATTCTATCCGCACTGAGCTACAGGCTATTGTAAATAAACATAAGTCAAGCACGAACGACGTTGAAAAAGTTAAATATGAAAGAGAAATGGGAGATTTGCAGCAAAAGTTAAAAGAGCTCAGCGACGATAAGAATGTATTCGAATACTTCCTAGAGACAGGTACAATTCTATATGAATACTATGATATACAAGAAAAAATCAATCGTGGATTTGAAGTTAAACAGGTAAAGCAAGGTAAATCTCAACCTGGTAGTATTTGGGCTGCACTTGAAGATGCTGCTGAGAAGAACGATTCTGAAGTTGAAGTCATTTTAGTAGGAGGAAAGCCTGCGTCCAATGAAACATTGGCGCGCAGCTCTCTTCTCAACAAATATTTACAGAAGATTGATCCTGAGCACGCGAAGGAAACGACTGTTCTCAGTCAGCTCCAAGACACCTATGGCAAGTGCGATGAATGTAGCTGTGAGATGATTTTTAGTGCAAATGAGGCGGTGTTTTCCTGCCCTGAATGCGGGTTTCAAGAGTTTATTCTGATTGATTCAGATAAGCCTTCCTATAAGGACCCGCCGCGTGAAATCTCGTATTATGCCTATAAGCGTATTAATCACTTTAACGAGTGGTTAGCACAGTTTCAAGCCAAGGAAAGCACAGAGATTCCCAAGGAGGTCTATGATTCTATTATTGCAGAACTCAAGAAGGAACGCATTAATGACTTGTCTTCATTGAATCGCTCGAAGATTCGCGAGATTCTCAAGAAGCTCAAAATGAATAAGTATTATGAACATACGCCGCACATCACAAATCGACTCAATGGGCAAAATGCGCCTGTTATGACGCGTGAAACGGAGGAGAAACTCCGCCATATGTTTATTGAGATTCAGCCGTCGTTCCAGAAGCACTGCCCCAAGGACCGCAGCAACTTTTTATCGTATTCGTATGTTTTGTACAAGTTCTGTGAACTGTTGGATCTGGACGAGTATCTCCATTGTTTTCCTTTGCTGAAAAACAAGGATAAGCTCTATGCACAAGATAAGATCTGGCAAAATATTTGCACAGATCTTAAGTGGCAGTTTATTCGCAGTATCTAGAGCCACTCGCTTATATCCGTCGTCGTTTTCAACTTCCGCATTTCACTTTTTGTAAACCAACCAAACCCAAGGTGTTCGTCCTCTTTGAGTTTGGGTGGATCAGGGCTTATTACAGTGCCTGTCCAATATGTTGATTTACCGTACATACGCGGCTCGGTATCATCAATCGTGTAATGAATCGTTTCTAGGTAACCGGACTCTTCCTTTACTTCGCGCTGTGCTGTTTCTAGCAAGTTTATGTCAAAGGGTTCCACATGCCCTTTTGTAAAACTCCAGCGAAATGAGAACTTATTCTGAACTAACAAGTATCTGTCCTTGTAACTCAGAATAATGCCAGCCCTTTCATTTATCTCCTGTGATGAAGTAGAGCCAAGGAGCAGTAGGATGATCGTAGTAAAAATCATTTCGCTCTACTGTAACGTTTTTTATTTCTTAGGCGTCTATTGCGTCTAGTGCGCCTTCCCCCCATATTCGCTCCCGTTCTCTCTTTGTAGGCTTCCAATAATTTAACAAACTCGGACATAGATGGTTTTTCTTTGGCAAGATCCAATGTACTTTGTCCATTGCCGTCTCTCAAGCCAAGGTTAGCACCCGCAGTAAGAAGAGCCATGGCAGTGTCAAGTTGTCCTGCCTTGCACGCCCAATGAATTGGCGTAGCAAGCGGCTCCCAGGGATCTGTTGGAAGAGTGAGCGCATCTTTATCCGCACCATTGTCGACTAGCATTTTCAATGCGCCCATTAACCCTTGTGACGCCGCCCAATGTAAGGGAGTCGTGCCTCTCCTATTTCTTAAAGTAACGTCGGCTCCATTACGAATATAAGAAATTGCTATTATTTTATTTTTGTTAGCTAGTGCCACGATAAGTGGTGTATTTCCATCCCCTGAAAGTTTATTTATATCCGCACCAGGAATACTCAATAATACTGATATCGTTTCAATCGGGACAGCGCCCATTAGACCGATTGAACAGAGTACATTTGTAACTGACATTGGTATATCTGCTTCCCATGGTCTCGGAACTAACGGTCTCGTATTGATCTCCTGTATAGAATCAGGCGGCGCTTGCGCACCATGTATAAAACCAAGTATACGATCAAGAGCATATGTATTAAATTCTTGAACATGTTTTATCTTTCGCACACCACTGCGCCTGGCAGCATGTTGCGCAGGACTCATAAAATCTGCTGTGCCTGCTATAACTCCTTCTTCACCAATCGCCCGTGTTAAACCAAGATCCAGTAAATGAACAGATACAATCTTATTTTCGTGCATGCGAACAAAAATGTTTTGCGGTTTTAAATCCAAGTGAAGAATTCCCAAGTTTTGGTGAAAAAACCGATGAACATAGAAATCAAGAGACACAGTAATAAAAATTGCCTCATCATTTGTAAGATATCTGTCCTTTAGAATATCATCAAGATTTGCGCCTGAAAACAGTTCTTCTATGATGTACCCTATATCACCACGAATCATTGATCCAAAATAGTAGGGTGTGAGAGGAAGCAATGAATAAAGTGGGTGCGAACAAACGAGTTCAAGATATTTCACCTCTGTGCCAAATGACCATTTTGTAAAGGTGTCACCGTGAAACGCAATATCTTTACGAAGATATGTTTTTCCACCATAGATAACTTTGTAGGTTTCTCCAAATCCGCCTGCGCCAACTCTGCGTAACTGTGATTGGGGAATATCCACAATCGCTTCAATTTCGGGCTGCGTGAGTCGCGGGGGAAGACCTGCGATTACAGGCTGAGGGGCAGGTTGGGGTTGAGGGGCAGGTTGGGGCTGAAGTGCTCCAACGCGGTTAAGTGGAGGAGGAGGAATGAACGTGAGCGGTTGATCCAGAGGAAATATTTTAGGAATAATTTCTCTAACAGCAGCTTCAGCATCAACAAGAGCTTTAGCACGAAATGGAGCTACTTGTTGTGGTTGAAGGCGCGGAGCTACATCTGTCGATACACGCTCAACAGCCTCGGCGGCAGCGACTAGTGCTTCCGTAAGTAAGGCATCGCGTTCAGCCGCAGTCGCAGGTATTTTATCAAAACGTATGATCGTAGAACGAAGTGCCCTGGCAACCTCTGTGTTAAGAAATCCAAATAGATGCTTTGCAACTTCATCAGATGCCATTGCTGCCGCAAGATGTATTTTTCTTAGATTCCCTGGCGACGCCATTTTATTTATTCATGATATTTAAAACCGAGTCGGAAATAGCGGTCCAGGATCATCTCCTGTCATATTCGCTATCTCTTTTCTAACAATCTTCGGATACATGAATCTGTAATAGAGATTATCTTCTTCTGTATCTACGTGTGTTGATGAGAGTTGATCCATTGTTCCAGGACTTGTAAAGGGTTCATTCTTAAGAATCATTGATACACAAAGAATGACAGTAATAATAACAAGTATATATGTTAATGTAAACATATCGTCTCTTATCTACTAGTAAACTTTTATTGAATTTGTAAATAAATTCAATAATGATTTATCTATACTCAGTTTACCTTACAAACCCCGAGGAAACCCTACAAGATTTGCACCGATACCGAAGCCGGCACCCTGGCGAGCCGTCACACCGATAGACGGGGAGACCAGGTCGAGGACCGCGAAGACCGCGGCGGCAACGAGCGCCAGCGTGGCGATCTCATCGACCGGCAGGGTCTTCCGGGGGATAAAAAGCGCAGCGCCCGCTACAACGAGACCCTCAATCAGGTATTTGATCGCACGATTGATAACTTCAGCGACATCCATGTTTGTTCTATATTTAGGAAAAAGAAATTTTGCAATGGTCGCGGAGTTTAAAGATAAAGCATTTAACTTTGTAAAGAAGAATGGCAGCTGAACGTGAGGATTTTTTAACTGAGGACCCGGAGATTCCTAGCCAGCGTTGGGCTCTTTTGAGTTTCTTGAGTCCCGAGAAGGTATTAAGCCGGAAGGATACCCATTTTTTTACTGTTTTTTTGAAGCAGTATGAGTTTCAAGTTCGCACACAAAATCTAGAGAAGTTCCTTGTCGGAAAGGTCAAGGATTTCAATGATAAGTTGGAAAAGCAGGCTGCAGAGTTCGAATCAAAGGACCTCAGTGGTGCTGCGACTCTGTGTCGTGGATCCCAGATGCGTGTCGACACTGTATTGACTGACCTCCAGGAGTTTGTAAAGACGAATCAGAAGGAGCTTGTTCAGTCCAAGCTGAACGACGAGTTCGACGATTTCCTCTTCAAGAACAAGACCAAGCTCGAGGATGATTACTATGCACAGAACAACTTCCAGACAACTGTGCGTGGTCTCAAGATTCGTGGAGTCTATAGTGACAAGCGGGAAGCCGAGGTTCGTGCGAAGAAGCTGCAGCGCACTGATCCTCTCCACAATATCTTTGTAGGCGAGATGGGTAAGTGGTTACCGTGGCACCCTGACCCGCACGAGGTTGCCGAGCAGGAATACGCCGAGGACCAGCTCAACACCCTCATGAAGAAGTACAAGGAGAATGAGGAGGCGCGTGAAGTCTTCCACAGAGAGCAGCGTGAGTCCGGGCGTGGTCAGAAGAAGACGGTTTTCTCTGAGGACGGTGTTCCCGAGGGCGTAGGTCCTACGATGAATGTTGTCAACGGTGCACCGAAGAGCGATGAGGTGCCTTCTCTTGGATCTGGAACGTCAGCCTTTGCGGGTATGTTCTCTTCTTCAGGTCCCGCCGACCTCGCCATCGAGAGAAAGACACAGAAGAAGGAGTAGTTATCTAGACAACTAGCATACGTATATGCAAAAAATGGCATTGGTATATGCCACCTCTTCGGTTAGCTCATTTGGTAGAGCGGGGGATTGTAGACACTGTGTTTAAGCAATAAGTCTCCCCAAGTAATTGGTTCGATTCCGATACCGAAGAATTTTTTAATCATGTAGTACATGTTTAAAAAATAATATCATAACTACTCTCATAGTTACTGTACAAAAGTCGGAATGCACTTATTCTGTTGACAGAACTGACCCTCGGGGCACGTTACACCTGCGCAGTCCAGATCACGGAATCCCTCGTAAGGAAAGGCAGCCGGAAAGAGAGACTTTAGAAAAGGAACCACGGTTAAAATACCTAAAAGTAAGATAACTAAACATATTAATCCATAGGGGCGCGCCATTCTATAAAGACTCAAGGAAAAACGGGTAAGCCTGTATCTCTCGGAAGAAGAGACGTTCTGTTTTCTTCGCAATATCCATTGAAACATTTCTCCGCAGGTTGATTTGCACATGATGCCAAATCAACACCGCAGCGTTCACCTAGGAACCCCTCATTAATCCTGTAAAATCTGTCGCAGCACAATAAAGCACACGCGATCAAAAGTATGATTAAACTTTGTACAACGACTTTTCTCATGTCTCTCTATTCTAACTCTGACCGGGAAATTTCTTCACGCTTATCGCCGGTCCTTTTAGTTTACGCGCCGCGTTTACATCATACTCATTAATACCCTCCTCATCCTTCTCCTTGAAATGTGCAGCCGAGTGCGCCCAAAACTCAGGTGCACCAATACGAAAGTCGGAATGCTGTTCCGCCTTGTACCAAAAGATACAATCCTCCATTTTATTACTCTGGCTTGTGTTGTCTATGACAAGACACTCATAGTTCTGTGTACACTGATCCATAATCTGACAGAAGAACTCAAATGACGGGAACGCCGAGCCATAGTTATCGAAAATGCGCTTTCTGTTTGTAAAATACGGTTCTCTCAAAATAAAGACATAGTCGACGTTGGTACGAAGAGCCGGTTGAATGCCCAGCGGATACTGCATAGTAATCAAGAAAAACACCTTGAGCCAACGACCGTTCATGAAAAGGTATCGAATATTCTTATCGTGTGTCCAACTGTCGTCGTACATACAGTCATCCAGAATCATAAAGGATCGCGGATCTACTCGCGATACCATTTGTCCTGCCGCCTGTTCTTTCATGATACGTGCCATCATCATCTTCTGTCGTTTGACGAAGTTCGACAGAATAATAGGACTATATTCACCGTGAATAAAAAGCGGAGGAATCATTTTTCCATAGAAAGAGTTTGATTCTTCTGTGCCACTGATTACTGTTCCAAGCGGCATATTTTGATGATTATAGAGCAAATCTCTCACAAGCGTCGACTTTCCGGTACGACGCCGACCAATAAAAACCGCAACAGCATCCTGGGGAATCTTTTTCATATCGAACTTCCGTAAGGATACATTCATTGATGCAGAGGCAGCCATGTTTGATAAATAATGCATATAGAAAAAAAGTGCGGTATACACGACATTTGCTTTTCACATGACAATCAAGAGAATGCTTACAGGTGGAATTCAACTTCCCCATCCGAAGTTTTTTATAAGAGAAAATCCTATTAGACTTTCCTCTTTTTCAGAACTTCATCGTCTTCATCCCGGGTTACTTCATTTGTATGACATTTCTGGAACTACTAGCAATAGCAATATTCATATGGATCACAGTTTTCGTCTTGTTGGAACTTCTGGTTTGACGAAAACGGGTTCAATGAATCTTACTATTGAAAAAAACGTGAAGGAATCCGGGGTGGAGCTAAGAGATATTTCTGGATTTATGAAAGTTACACATTTACTTGATCCGGTTTCGTGGCTCCGTGGAAAATATGGTGTTGAGTCCGAGCCCTATGTTTCCTTTTTCAGTGAAACTGCAAATAACAGTATCAAAGAAAAACTTGAAACTCCTATGAACCAAGCCTATGTGGAAGCCGTAGCATCCTACATTTTTTCAAAGTTAAGAGAGGGTGATGTAAGTCCACATTTTCATTATTTTTACGGCGCATTCAGGGGCGTATCAGAAACATATGCATATAACATATCTGATGTGTTTGATAGTTATCGTCATTGTAGGTGGTTTTGGGACCATCAAGAATCAGGTATATTTAAACTTGGTGTAGATAATGAAAAGATGATAGATCAAGAAATACTTGATGCTATTTTTGAGCCACCTTCAGAAATACATTCAGAAGCATCATCGATTGTGGGCTCAGAAAGGGACGAGGACGAAGAGTTGGAAGTGTTAGTGCCGCAAGATACTGTAGAGCTCGAGTCTATTCATACAACATCGATGGAAAGTGTATCCTGTAAAACTTCAGAGGATGAGGAGAATGAGGAGGATGAGGAGGATGAGGATGAGGAGGATGAGAATGATAATGAATCACTTAATGTACTTGCAAAAATACGTAACTTTCCTGTTATGCTTCTATTTACCGAGTCGAGTGAAGGAACCATGGATACATTACTTGACAACTTTACCGAAATAGGGTCTACGCCTGGAACGAAGAAGTGGGATGAAATATGGTTAGCCTGGTTATTTCAGGTCATCTCAGCTCTTTGTGTAGCTCAGTCTATGTTCGGTTTCTCCCATAACGACTTACATACCAATAATATTGTATGGACAAGAACGGATATCAAGTTTCTACATTATAAGGCGCGTGACGGGCGAATCTGGAAGGTACCCACATATGGTAAACTGTTTCGTATTATTGACTTCGGTCGCGCCATCTTTTGGATAAATAATAAACTTTTTTGTAGCGACGACTTCTGCCAAGGAAACGATGCAGCAGATCAATATAACTTTGGACCGCTTCTTATACCAGGTCCCGAACTATACCCCAACCCGTCGTTCGACTTATGTAGATTGGCTGTGAGCCTCTTTGAGGGTCTATTCCCCGTTGAACCACTTATTAAAAAGCATGCTCATATTTTGAGTTCAGAACCAGGTCTAAAAATAAAAGAGACTGAATCCGATCTGTACAATCTGTTGTGGTCATGGATGATTGATGAAGATGGGCGCAATGTAATGATGGAGCCGAATGGAAAGGAGAGATATCCCGACTTTGATCTTTACAAGGTGATCGCGGCGAAGGTACATGATGCTGTTCCGTCCGAGCAGATTACTCGCCCCATTTTCGACAAGTTTCGTGTCTTCAAGGAAAATGTTTCCAAAAAGACAAAAGTGTATAACTTGTTTTGTTAAAAAAGATCTGTATTTGTCATATTTGTTTTCTTCTCGATTTCCTTGAGGACTACGCCCCAGAGAGAATCCGGCTCATACTCGGCGGTTTCAAAAGGGAGTTTCCTCTTTCTTAGGATCGCGCGAAACCAGTGTATTGCATAGACATCCTTCGGAATCAGATCCGATTTACAAAATGCCTTCTGTCCATATTTGGCTGGAAAACATTTTTGCTCCTCTTCAAATGCCTCCTTCACGTCCCACCAGTTTAATGGTAGAAAAGCCTTTGCCGGTAGGACATAGTTCTCAAGTTTGAGTTCCACGAGTGCTTTTCTATACAAGTTCATAAAATCGAAGGGTGTCTTGAGTTTCGTCGTATCAGGTATATGATCAAGTATCCACGCTGTAAGTTCTGAGTTTGGACCAGGCACCTGTACATATCCAATATCGGGGATTTCAGGAGTCTTCTGTTTGTAGGCTCCCTTCTGAATCGTTCGTTCACTGCTGAATGCATATTTCATTGCAATCAGCTTTTTCGGAAGCGGTTTAATAAGAGTCATATCGAGATCAATCCAGCGCCCACCCTTTTTATGGAGCATCGTAAATCGGAAGAGATCACTAAAGGGGAGAAACTCGTAGGCTTTGTTTCGTCCTGCAAATGTAAAGAGTTTCTCTCTATCGATGATTGTGTTACCATCAACCACTTTGATTCCGTGGCGTATAGAGGGAGGGATTTGTGATTTAATCTCGCTAATAGGATTATACGTGTATAAAATGACAGGATGCCCGTAGGCTACAAAAGATGCCAATGAGAGTTTCTCAAGGGGACCAAGAGGCGGTCCTGTCCAAAGAACTTGTAGTTCAGCATTGGGCATTTTTTTGTTTTTTCGTGTTTGCTTTACAGCCATTCTATTTATAACTTAGAACTTAGGTACTCCGACTTGTAGTTCAGGTTCAGAGCTAGAAAATGAGGGCATTGACATTGACAGTGAAGGCATGCCACTAACAATATCATTCATGGAATCAGGGACAAGTTGAAAAAGTAAAGAGGTCATTATGCCGCCGATTAAAAAATCACGAACAACACCCTTTGGCTTAGGCATTGCTTTTTCACGCATATATTCAGCAATACTTCCTAAAACAGCAATAAATACACCGCCGAGTGCAACTGCCATCCAAAACTGTGCGTTCATCCGGGACTAAATTCTGAAGGCTAGGCGGAAAAAAGATTTAAAGGAACTACGCTCTAGACCAGAGTCTCAAAATCATCCATAATCATTTGTTGTTCTTTAGGCTTATCTAAATCTTCAAACTCGTTCAGATCAGTCGGCGCCGAATCCAAGATATCGATTGCAGAAGCAGAAGCAAAATCACTTTCTTCTACAAACTCTTTCATATCGATTGAGTGATGATTAGGATTATCAGAATCAAACATTGCATCATGATCTGTAAACTTCACACTCTGTTCTGTATCGATTACAATGACCGGCTGTTTTGCATCTTCTGCAGGTAGTTTCTCAACTTTGACCTCCTCTACCGGCTTCTCAACTTTGACCTCTTCTGCCGGCTTCTCAACTTTAACCTCTTCTGCCGGCTTCTCAACTTTGACCTCTTCTGCCGGCTTCTCAACTTTGACCTCCTCCACCGGCTCTTTTTCATCGGCAACACTTCTAGAAACCTCGCTTCCTGAAAGATCCTCTACTGACAGCACTTCTGCTGCAGCAGGTTCTTCCTTGTCATCTCCGTCATCAGATAAATACTCCTTTAATATATTTTTAACAGGTAACATTCCACGAATCGACTGTAGAATAGCATGTAGAAGCAGTTGTTCGACCTGCCGTAGATTTTTCTGTCGTTCAATCGATGTTGCCTGTTCTGAGAACAAGTAAGCATTTGACCACAAACTTCTCGCACACTCAGAGAGCGTTCTGTGTAAGAAATGATCCACTTTCGGTATTGTGATCTGTAACTTCTTTTGTTTACTATTCAAACGGATTGCAGATAATACTTTCGTATGAGCTATAAATACAGCTGTCAGCAGTTCCTCCAAATAATCACACTTTGTATTCGACTGTATGATTTCGGTCTCTCTTAACACTTTATCAGTATTCCAGTCAGGAATATCTTTTAATAGATTCTGAAACAACCACAGCACTCGCTTAACATCCTTTTCCTTTTCTTTCGCCTCGTCAAGTAAGCTCAAAAAGTATGTAAGAAGTGCAGGTGTAAGAAAAACACATAACTGTTGCGTATATTCACTTTTTGCCGTACTGTATACATCGATACCCTCTTGTAAATCCATATCTGATAAAAATCATTTTCTTATATTCTTCATTATAGACGCACCTGCTGCTCCAATAAACAAACTAACCACGCGATTTGCGTCCACGGTGAATATCCAGATAAGCTCCGCCGTAGACTTTCACGGACACTTTGATTCTTTGGATATAAATCTACAATACACTTTAAATATATCATTGGATCGCCACCCTGTTGTTTATAATCATGTAGAGACGTCAATGATAAAAGCTGTTTAGGCATGACTACAGGATTCCATAGCCCAAGTTCCTTTGCCTTTCCTTCAATCATTGTTTTTCTAAACGATGATTCATTCGTCAATGTTTTAATAAGACATCGTGATAGAATAGGCGACGAGAGTTTCCAGATTTCACGTGCTTCTAGTACACACTGAACTTCCTTTGACCGTGTATCAAGGATACGCCGCAAAAAAGCCTGTGATTCCTGTGTTAAATCATCTGCGCCTTCGATCCAGATGCACGTCTTTTCCTGTGATCTGACCTGACTATGTAGAACTTCGCGACCTTCTCTCAAACTGCGATCATTGCGTACATTCCAGCGAAAAAGACGCCAACCACGTTGCTTTGCTTCTTGTTGTATCCATTGAGTTTTACCTGATCCAGCAGGACCATGTAGAATCCAGGCAGGGCGGATTTGTGTAGCCATTAGTTATTCTAGTTTCTTATTTGCTTAGACCGTCGCCTCAGCAGGGGCGACCTTTGCTGCAGCCTTCTCTACCTCCTCGTCGTGGAGCGCCAGCACCTTGGAGCTCGCATCCACCTCACCCAGTGACTTGCCGCCCGTCTCCTTGACAAACAGGGTTGTCATGACGTTGCCGAGTAGACTTACACCAGCGCAGACAGCCATGACCGCCATAGCACCATTTGCAGCCTCATTCTGTGCGGTCTGTGAGGACGTGATTGAAACAGTGCTGCAGTCATTGGCAGTTGGCGCCGAGTTGCAGTAGCCATACCAGAGACTGAGAAGACCATAGGAGCCCGCCGTCGCACCCAGCTTGCCCATCGCCGCACTGATACCGTGCGCCGTTGAACGGATGCGCGTGGGGAACGCCTCAACTGGCATCAGGAACGTTGAGCTGTTCGGACCGAAATTCGCGAAGAAGTACGTGAGTCCATAGACAATGACGAATCCAGCACCACCCGCCGAGAGACGCAGATCCGTGTTGTAGGCACCTGAGAGGACCGCGAAGCAGACCGCCGACATGAGGAAACCTGACTGTGTCATCCAGTAGCGTCCCATCTTGTTGATCAGCGCGATCGCGACCCAGTAGCCAGGAAGAGCAATAAGCATAATGTAAACAGTTGAGAGCAGAGACGCGCGCAGCTTATCAATTGAATTTAGACCAAGCGTATTTGACACTGCATTGTTGATGAAGGACGTGTTCATCAGCGATTGACCATAGAAGGTTACATCAATCAGGAACCACGTTGAGGCAGTGCCAACGAGCGTGAGGGCGAACTCCTGTAGAACACGAACGGATGTCCAGAAATTTAGAGCAGGGATCTTCTTGTCCTGGAAGATGACATCGCCCGTTACACCAATCTCCTTCCGCTTGACCTCATTGTAGATCGCGCTCTCCACAATCTTATAGCGATGGTAGAGTGTGACGATATTGATGGCGCAGCTGAAAGCGAGGGCGAAGCGCCAGATGCCGTCCGCCACCCACGGTCCATTGTAATACTTGAGTGTGGAGACGAGACTGTAATTCACGATTGCTGCAGTTAGCTTACCCAAGCCCTGCATGCTAAATACAGAGAGTACATTCATGCCGCGCACCATCGTATCAGATGCCTCTGAGGTAATTGTTGAAGCTAACGGGTACTCGCCACCCA